TTATCTCTCCCTCCGTAAAGCATTCTCTGTTTGTTCACAGTAGGAGATCATGTCTTTAGCTTCCTCTTCCATTTGATTAAGCCTATGTATCATTTTCTCCTCTATTTCGTGATTTTCATCTTGAATACCGTTTTTCCTACTCTTAATACCATCTACTATACTCTCTAGTCTATGCTTTCTAGTAGATATCGCATGCCTAACTTGTTCGTAATGCGGCATATGGCACTCCCTCTCATGTTAGTATCTTCCACATTAATTATAGCAAATCAAAACTAAATAATATAGCATCAGGACTAACTTTAAAAAATTTATCTACTTTTTGAAATTTTTTCTATGGCAAACTTTGTATATGTTGTTTATAATATATACATATAGAAAAATAGGGAGAGATGGGCTTGCTAAAACCGACAGTACGACTTAAAGATTTAAATTTTGGTAAGATTGATGGATCATCTGAATCAACTATGGATAATTTTAGAGAACTTTTTTTACACTGCTGATGGAAAATCAGAAGAGCTACTCTTACCAGAAAAATTTATTATATCCGGTAGAAAGGGAACAGGGAAAACTATCTTAGCACACTATGCCATGGATACGTTGGATAAAAAAAAAGAATCACTCCTCTGCTATTTTTAATAGTGTAGATTTTGTTAAGTTGAAATTAGAAGAATTTTCAAAAGACGATATTTCTGATGAAGAAATGACATTATTTTGGAAATGGGTATTCCTTTACTATATCGCAGAGACATTAGAAGATGGTTTCAATAAAAGATGGGTTGCCAAACGTTTTTGTAAGCCATATAAACAGTTAAAAGATTTTCTAAATAAATCTAATCTAGAAGATATATTTAAGTTGTCGAAATTTTCGAAAGGAAGTAGTTCTAAATTACGTGGGAAAGTTAGCACATTACCAGTATTGGAAAGCGAGGCGACCGTTGAAGAAACTGGTAATAGTGATTTTAAAAACAAGCTATACTACGAAAAAATTAGTAGTCTTGAAAAATTAATTATGGCTTGTTTAAAGAAACACCAAGTAATGATATTCTTTGATGATCTTGATGAATATCAAAACAAAATTTTTAGTAAGATCGAGTCAAACAGAGTATTCTACTTCATGCTCTTATCTATGTTAGACGCTGCAAAATCCATAAATACTAAAATAATACGAAATAAAATCCCTCACTCCAAAATAGTTATTTTAATGCGAGATGATATCCTATCCCGACTACATGAGCATTCTAGCAATTCAAATAAACTTGTTACAGAAGGATCTGTTGATTTATATTGGTTTACACGTGGGGAACGTGAAAATCCTTGGAATCATCCAATAATTGATATGGTTCTATCCAAAATACGAAACAGCACTGAAGCATACTCTACACTTTCCAACGAAATACTATTTAATTTACTCTTTCCAGACAAGGTACGATATAAAAATGTCACCGAATATTTACTTTCTAACAGCTATGGCCGCCCGCGAGATGTAATACAATATCTTTCTTTAATCAAAAAAAAATAACCCTGAAGCAGTGGCTTTTACTGAGGATAGTTTTACACTTTATGCACCTACTTATTCAGCATGGTTTTATAGAGAACTAACAAATGAAATCAGTATCCATGATAACCAGAAATCAATTTCTGCTTGCTTGATGTTGATTGAGAATTTTAAATCGCGACATTTCTTACTCCCAGAGATTGAAGAATTCTATCTCGCGCGTCAAGAGAACTATCCTGATATTGATAATCTTGCTGAAACACTAGAACACTTATACGAACTAGGGGTCCTGGGAAACTCTTGGAAAACACCTACCAACCCTCGTATCAAGAAAAAAAAGAACTAGAGTAATGTATAACTGGTCTTACAGAGAAAATTCTAAAGAACGTCCTAACATGGAACAATTATTTTCTGTTCACTATGCTCTACACCAAAGATTTAATTTGTGACAAACAAAAAGCCTTCGAAATTAATCGAAGGCTTCTTTAGAGGCTATGATGTCCTCTCAATCTAGGGTAATTAAATCCCTTATAAACTAGTTTATATATTATATAATACCACACTTTTATATAATTAAAACAATTATTAGGAAATTCTTAACTAATTTTAATTATATCATCACTTTCTCTAAGCAATTGAATAATACATCGCAACAAATTTCGGCAATCAAAAAATACTATTCTTACGAGGTGAATGAATTTGGAAAAAGAAATAAAATGGGGTTGGGATGAAACCTGGGCAGTGATAAGAGGAATACAAGTTCTACTTAGTATAATCATAACTTCTTACTTAGTTAGCAAAGATGTGTCCGAGCTGGGTTTAGTTATTTTTTACAACATATCAGCTACATTCCTACCTTCCATACTTTTTGGTAATAAAAACATATCTAAGATTGTTCAAAAAAAGTTATTCAAAGAAATTAATACAGCCTACTACAACTATCTGGGGGTTTGCGTCGTTTTTTTTTGCTAACTTGACTGCCCTTTCGCTAATAACCTATGCTCTGAACACTTCTGGGGTAACTGATATAGAAGTACAAAAAGATATGGCTCTCCTATCATGGATTATCTCTCCCATGGCTATAGCATCATTCCTAATCGTAGTAGTGATAGCAACCTTAGGATGTGTTGCTTTTCTAATGTTATGTCTAAAATTTTCCTTTATATTTTATATCCCGCTTATCTTCTTTACGTTGATGTCCGGATTGTTAACTGTAACAAGTCTTAATGTCGGATCTATAGAGAGTATTTATTGCATTGCGTCATTTTTAGTCACCTCAGCGCTTTGCGCAGCACTTTACATTACATCGAGAAAACCTAACCAGACAAAACCTCAATTAAATAATAACAAACAAAAATTAAATAGGTATAGGAAAAAATCAGATTAACCATCTGTTTGATACCTAGGTATTTTTCTTTCCAATTGATAAAAATTGAAAGCTTTTCCAGACTCAAACATTATCATAGGAACTATCCATCACATAATAGATTATAGGAGGAATTATCATAGTTAATTTTATTACTTGGCTCTACGAAAAAAAAGTGGCGTACATTGATAGTCTTTTTTTGTTGCTACTATTATTTTCTTATTAATAAGCTTTCCAATCGCATCTTGGGATACCCTTGACCATAGAAAAGATATTTTACTGATAATATCTTCTATATATTTAATATTTATTTATTTAATAGCTATCGGTCTTATAATTTCACCAACTTATGAGTATTCAACGAAATATTTTAAAGATGGAGAAGATCTACTTATTAATTTTGAAATCTTGCCCTTTTCAATTAATAAAGAAAAAAATTATACCAATACAGATACATTTAATAAAATGAAAATCATTAATTCCAATGTACAATCTTTGTCTATTTACGATAAAGAATTACTTTTAGCTTATTTAAAGGCTAAAAAAAGTGTTCCTATCCCAACTCTAATTATACTTGGAATTACAGTAATTTTTGGAGTCATTACCTCCTTATTAGTAAAATATTATGAGTCTGATCCCCTAGTTCCTCTCTCTATTATTCTTATGGCTTTCTATTTCTTTGCTTATCCAATAAAAAATTTTATTTCAGGGCATCGGCGTAGAAATTTAACTGAAAACTATTTAATTAATCTTCTCGAAAATGAAATAGGCCTCCGAAAATAATTCGGAGGCCTATTTCATCTATAAAGTTGTAAACCGTGCGATATTATCGAAACCGTAGTTATCAACCCGAAGTACATCGGAAGACTTAACCCAGAAATTCCATCCCCAGGCATCTGAATAAACGGCACAACGTATATAAGTCACTCCGCTGATTTTCTTAGTAACTGTTGGTTTAACCCTAACAACCTCATTTACACCCATGTTAGCACCCCCGGAATCACCAGGGAGTCTAATTGTTTTCTTCATAACAGCAGCATACCACCCATTCGATGACACAGGGCATAGTCTTTGCGTTAAAAGAGAAAAGCCCGTAGTACCGCGAAACGATAATTTACCATCACCAATATAATTCACAATAGCCCCTCGTGGTACTGTGCGTAACAGTTTCTTATTTGAGCCAAATTTCGTGTTAAAAATCCCCGTATCTTCCACAGCAATATCCTTTTGTGCAAACGCAATAGACGGGACGCTAAATACTAGCAATCCCGCCATTAACATAATCATTAATTTTTTCATTTTATAAACTCCCTTTTCTCCATTTTATTTTTTAGAATCCACGCATTTTTTTTGAGTAATTGCGTGTTTTGCGCTGCTGTACCTGTATAGTTCTTAATACCATTTTGAGATGCAAGTTTAGCGCGAGAGGCCTTATCTGATGCTTTTTTTACGGATACGAGGTAATCAACTAGCGAATTTCCTTTGTAAACCGATTGCGTTGGTTTAGACGGTGCCGCGCCTGCTTTTAGTTTATTCAATAACGCCGTATTCTGTGCAGCTGTGCCAGTATAGTTTGCGATTCCATAATTAACAGCTAACTTTTTACGATTCGCCATACTGGAATCGATTTTTTTACTGTTGAGGTAGTCCACGACACTACCGCCTGCGTTTGTACTACCTGTTGCTGGCTTACTTGGCGTAATTGAAGGTTTAGATGGCGCTTTAGTAATTCTACTGTACTCATCAATAATTGCCTTTTGCACTGTAGCCCAGCGTTTTTCGTCAAGAATACGGTGCGGGCAGTGCTTACCACTCCAATCTTCATGTTTTTTAATAGTATCAGTCGTAGCAACAATTCCTTGTTGCACACAAAGCGCTGCAATATACTTAATAGCGTTTTGTTCTGATTTAGTGTACTTAGATCCGCCTGACTTAGAATAACAAATCTCTACACCAATCGTATTGCGGTTACCGTATCCATTAGCCCCATCTCCACAGTGCCATGCATTCCTATTAAATGGAATACCTTGAATTGCGCCCAGGTCATCTACAGCGATATGGAAACTAACTTGGTTTGCGTTAGTAACTTCATAGCTAACTTCATTCGAAGCCTTAGCATCATTGTAGGTGTTATGGATAGTGATTTTCTTTGCGATCATGACGTTAGGGCATTTAATCGAATATTTTGAGGAGGGAACTAGGTTTTGTGTAAATTCAATTCCATTTACTTGTGTCATGATTATTCACCTACTTTCTTGATTTCATCGACTCTGAACACTTGAGTAACTCGGTTTTCACCTAAATAAAAACTTACAGAAATAAGCTTTTTATCGCTTTCAGTGAACAACATAGTAACATTTCCTTTGTAGTTAGCGCCCTCCATGATTCGTTTTGCTTCACCATCAAGAAATGGATCATTTTTTACTTTGTTAATATCAACAATTACAACCTCATCATTTTTGTTAAACATTATTTATCATCCTCTCCAATTTTCGTATCCTGTAATTCTTTCTTCTCAGCCTCGTAAATTTTTCCTTTTTCGATTAGCTCGGCTTGCCGTTTCCCATTTTTAAATAAAAAGGTATTTTTGAAAACCGCGTAAAGTGTTCCTCCAAATACAACTGCTGCAACAATCACAGTAACCACAGCGTTAATACTTTCTACAGTTAACCAGTCGAAATGAAGATTCAGTGTCATTAATAAGCTATAAATAGCCATCAACAAACCTGTCAATTGTGTAACCCATTGTTTCTTTGTACTCATAATTACCACCCCCTTTCCATAAAAAATAACGCTGAATGAGCGCTATAATTTTGGTGTGTTATTTAAAAAAAATAATTAGCAAGTGGGGACGCGATTGCAGCAATAACGGTGAGTCCAATCCCTACAGCCCCAATAACTGCAACGATAATTCTCCCCTTGGTATCAATTTTTGTTTTGCTCAAATCTTTCTCACTCTCAATTTTCACTAAAGCTACAGCATGCTCATTGAGTTTTTCATTTATTTTCTTTTGATCCACCGCTTGTTCTTTTACTGATTCTTTCGTTTCTCTCGTATTTAATTCAATGTTAGTTAATATGGCATTTGTTTTTGCATTAGATAATCGAAGTTCTCCAACAATATCTTCTAAACCATTTACTCGCCTATTAATTTTAGCCTTATGCTTTTGAAAATCTTTTTGCGTGACATACTCTATTTCTGTTTTTTGCGGTGATTCCATGCCATAACACCCCCGTATATCGCAATACCCAGTTGCAAAATTGCCATCATAGAATACCTTGCCGCGAATAAAGTATAGTCTGTCGTATCAAACCGAGCGATAGCGTATAAAAACATGACACATGAACCAATCAATCCACCGAAAAGAAAAGAAACATAGGCTGTTTTTGTTTTGTTCACAATTCCGAACATTAACAGAATAGAGCTACTTAGAAATATCAGTCCCCACATATCCATCGTAAATAAACTGCCTAATTGCTGGTACAGTAGACTATGTTCTATAACTTGGTTCCCAGAAATTATGAAGAAAAGCCCCGTCAGCAGATTGTATAGCAACATCACAAATGCAATTCCTTCTATTGAATCGTCATATTTTTTATCTTTCATTATCAACAACCCCTTTCTTTCCAATAAAAATAGCGCTACTCAGCGCTTATTTCTTCTTGTTTTGCATAGTGCTCATCTAATGCTTGTTTCACCTGATCCCTATAGCGCATTGGAACATCCTCTATCGTCCTATCTACACCCTTATCGAGTATAGATTCAACAAATTTTTTAATTAAAAAACTCATATCGGCACCTCTATTCTAAACTTTCTGTTATGATATCTAGCAATATTTCTCGCAGTTCCACATTATCTTGCTTTGCGACTTCAATCTCTTTTACTAGTAATTCTGCTTGGCTTGGTTGAGGCGGAATCATTTCAGGTGTTTCACCATTTATCCACCGTTTCCCATTCCAAGTTGCATCATTCGCAGGACTCGGTGCAGGTTCCCATGTACAGTTATCAGGTAATATAAAAATCTCCTTTATTAAAACATCCGGAATATGAGTTGGCTCAAGAAAAATAGTTTCTATCTTTATCTCACTTTCCTCACCTTCAGCTAGGTTCTCAGTATTATTCTCACGTTCAATAGTAACCTCCTGTAGTGGAAATAATAATTTTTGATGTTCACTTGCTTCACCGAAATCATTAAATTCCTTACCATCATCCGTAATGTAGATATACTTGGGGAATACAATACTATCTTTTAAAAAAAATACGATTTTCATCAAATTCATAGGCTAGTTGGAAATTCATACTATCACCTCTTTCGTTAGGTACATCATAGTATGCAGCGCTACATTCACTGTGGTGCTTCCAATTGCTACAACTTCCATATTCCCATTCACAGGGTTTATATACAGGTTTGTTTGATTTGATGCTACACTTGACTGCTGCGCTCCAGTAAATGCAGTTTGCCAAATCGCATCTGGTAAAAATAGAGTGGGCATCGTTGCAAATAACCCTGAGTTGCCGCTAATCCAACCAACTACCCAGATTAAATAGCGATTTCCTAATGGGATTGCTAAGTACCCCACAGTGCTATTATTTTGTGCTGTAAAACCATTTTTTAATGTAAGCGGGGTAATCGGAGTATTGAAATCCTTTTTCAATTTATCAATTTTCGCTTGTGAGCCTAGGACGGTTTCTATATCAATGCCAAAAAGCGACATTATTTTGGTTCTAAAGTCAATAAATAAGCCATTCGCTTTCAGATAGGGGGAAGCCCCTACACCGATATAGGCAGAATTGATTGTTTTCCCAACACCACTTATCCCCATTTCTGCCAGTCGGTCACCAGATCTCACACCTGCCCCCCTAGCCCATGACATATTTTCTGTTACATTACTTGCATCAAAATACATAGCAGAGTTAATTTTACTCACGTCTAATGTCAGAGAACCATCTACTTCAACATTACCTCGGATATACGGTTTATCCCCATTTCTGCCAAACTCCATAAGATTTTTCATCGTAACAGTGTTTGAAGCTGGTTTCTCGACTCCGTTAATGATTGATTTAGTCCAAGTAGCACTAAGTGGTGCAATTCCTGTAGCATAGGTTGTTGTGGTCGAAATCGGATTAATCCGCAAATCACCATCTGCTATAATCTCTGTTCCGCCAACAATTACATCAACATATTTTCCCCATTTCGTTGCTGATGTGCCTATTTGTATCCGTACAATCGTTCCGGCTTGCTGTAACCCAATATAATGCCTCAAACCTCCACAACTCACATTAAAGGCTGATTCTGCTGTACTATTTAGTGTACCTGTTGCAACGTCCCCTGATTTTTTCAGAGCATCCATTGCAATCAATGTTTTCTCTAACAACGTAAGTTTTGCGCTCAATGAGCCTGAATCGTCTTCGAGAGCTGTTATCTCAACTCGCAATTCCTCTAACATCTGCCGTAACTCCGTATCCAAGTTTTCGAAGTTCGCTATATATTCAGCCTTCACATCTTCTAAATCACGAATATACACTTGATAAATAACTTCTATATCTTGATCAATAAGCGCTTGATTTATTCTAAAATGAAATTTATGCACAGATAATGATTGCCCCTGATTGTACCGCAAATATATCTCTGCCTGCACTGATCCATAATGCTTGATTGTTTCACTATCAATAATATATGTTATCTGACTCATTTCTTTGTTCACTTGGCAAATATCTTGTACTACAAAGCCGCTGCCCTTCATATAAATTGTTGCAGATAGTGAGCTCATTGGAAGTGGAATATCATTTTTTTCAATATCAAATATTAAGCGAGCTGTTTTAATATCCTGTGTAGAAAAACTGCCTTTTAGATCGATTGAATTTTGGTGCAAACTAGATATTTCTAAATCCGTTCCTAAATCTTTATAAATTTCATTAATGGCCATTAGACTAACATACCTCCGTTCTTAGTAAGAGTTTGAGTAGTAGCCTCAACCTTAAATGGGGGATTTATTTGCACAATAGACGCATCGGAAATAACCCCATAGGTGTTCCCCGTCCCCGTGTTTGTATAAGGAAAGTTGGAATGTGAAGTATACTGATCAATTTGCGCCGCATATTGATTCAAAAAATAGCTACTATGTGCTCCACCTTTTCCCGAATCGATAACAATCGCAGGGACTAGATTCGTTTTAGCCTTACTGTCATCAAACCTACACAATCCTACACTCGCATAGCCACATCTTGTGAAAACAAAAGTTCCTTTCTTTTGTGGAGTCTGGTCGGCGTTTATTTGATTCAATCCGACAATAGAAAGATAACCTAAGCAATCTTGAAAGTTAATATGGCGAACAAAAACGCCTGTTTGGGTTTTTGCCGGTTCTACAGAAGCGTTATTTGTTCCCCTAATGAAAATTGCGCTTATCTGCTTATCTCGTATATAAACGTCCTCATTGTAAATCCCTGGTACAATATTTATATAAACAGCACTGCTATTCATAGCTCGTGGAATTTGTTGAACAGCTTTGTTGATTGTTTTAAATGGTGAATTTAAGGCGCCTGTTCCGGTCGTATCATTTCCTTTACTCGCATCAACATAAAGCTCCAAATTTGCCTCAGCAGCACCATATATTGCTTTCAGTTGAGCTTCTAACTCTCGGTTAGTCTGTTCATAAACAGCCATACGTGTATTCATTTCCGCTAGTAGATTGGCCATTGCTTGTTCAAAACCGGTTAATCTACTACTTAACGTAGGGTGGATAGTACCATTTAAACTGGTCCTTGCGTCTACAACTTCTGTTATATCGTTTCCCGAAACATTTAAAATTAAATTATCAATTCGAGATTTCGTATATGAGTCATACTTCATTAAGTCCAACATACGATTATTTAAAACGTCCACATTTCCATTAAACACTTGTCTAAAATTGCTATCGTTTAATGCATTATTCTCCCATTTCTTTAATTCACTCATTTGGAAGCTCCTTTCTTTAATTTCTTAATCACTTTTAAAATATCTCGCTGAATATTGATCATGTCTTTTTTAGCATTAGAAAAAGTTAGTTCTGGGGGCTTACTTTTAACTAAAGGATATTTAATATAGCCAACGAGTTGTACATCTAATTTCATATCTAGCTCTGTATGCACGATAATAACGTAGTCACCCTTGTCTACCTGATATGGTAGTTTCATAACTACACTGCATGAAATGGCCGGATAATATTGTAGTTCTCTTTCTAAACGAATGAGCATGCTATTGTTATCAGAGTAACGTTCATCCTCAACCGGCGCCGCTATTCTAAGTCCCCATCTTTCGAAGGCCTCTTGATTACGATAAATCACTGGTGGGAAGTACCCCGACATTATTCCCCGTATCTCTGTTCTTAAATTTGTCGTGTCACAATCTAGTGTAAATTCATCCGTATTATAGTTGTATCGTATTGTGTTCTCTGTCTTAATCCCATATTCACTTTTCGCATAAAATACCAAGTGTTTCTTGTCAGCAATAATAACTGCAAAATAATCATTTAAAACCTCATTTACTAGGTCCAAAAGATTGGCGTTACCAAAGTTCTCTTGCTCAACACTCGGGAACGTTCCAACAGTTGTCCAGGTAAACCCTAGTGTGTTTTTATCAAAAATATGGTGCAATAATTGTGCTATCGTTTTCTTTCCAGATATGACGTCATATTGAAAATCATATTGCATCGTGTACATAATATGGACCGCCGTTACTTCCTTTGTTTGCCGCATGCCATTAAAGTTATGATTCATTTGCTTAATTACAAACTCTTGATTATCAAAAAGAACAGAACTCTCAAAATTAATAAGGTCAAAAGTAAACTTATTTTTTCGTGTTTTCGTTACCGACAATTTTAATTGCCAACTAGTATTCTCTTGCCACTCTTCTTGAAAATTCGACCTATCAAAATCTGTCAATATCTCAGCGTAATTGTTATCAAAATCTTGGATCACTACATTTTTCAGCTTAATCACCTACTTATATAAGAACGGAAAATCGAACGATACGTTCAATCTGCTTGCATTTAATATTTCAAATGCATTCCATCCTTTTCTCAAGGAAATAAGTTCATGATTCGTTGACCTACCTGATTCAATACCGTTTAGCTTTGGATAGACACCGTCAATCGTTAACACTTCCCCTTCATTTAATGCCGGATAGTAAATGAAACGATCGCCTGTAGTCTGATTGTATAGTTGCATTCCGCCTGTATTGGAAGCAAAATCATCTGGTCTTAGCCCGTTTTCACTTTTACCGGTAATTGTAATGAGTAAGTCATGGAAATTCGGATTAACATCAAAATCCCCTGCATTGAATACCTTGAATCTATTAGTTGCAAAAGAATACTCAAATTCAGTCCCTATAAGACCTTGCCCTGTCTGCCACAATTCAGAATCCGTAGTAAACGGAGACAAAGTGGTGCCAATACTTTCTCCATATCCTCGAAAAACATTAAATTCAATATCAAATTTACCCGTTTTAAAATTTGCTTTTGTAATATCAAAAGGCAGTGGTTTAACCATGTATTGAATACCTGGCATTCTTTTAAAACGAATATAGTACCCTTTCCTATCAAAGAACAGCCCATAAACTTCTTGCTGTTTTAAATAAAAATCATGAAGATCCTTGGCTTGGGTTACGAAATGACAAATTATTTTCCTACTTTCAAAAGTTCCATCCGTGTCAATCATGCCATCATGTCCTGCTAAATTGATAAATTCAGTTTCAACTTCGGGGGACGAAAGTAAATGACTCAAAAAATCGACTCCAATAGTATCTTTGCTAACTGTAATCTGTTCTCCTGTATCCGGCTTATACATGTACATCTCATTCATGATTATAGTCCCCCCAATTCGAAGATTGACATATTTGTGTCAGCGCCTTGTTTGTCATTTGTGTATTTCAACATGCTATCTTTATCCATTACAAGCTTAGAAATAGCTTGAATAACTCCGGCTAGCAAGACGTTCTGCTGGGCATTACCCTGTTCAATAGATTTAATCAGTTCATCTAAATCAATGACATTCTGGGTATTGGATACCTTACTAACAGCGACTGGATCGGTTACATCTAAATTTGATAGTAATTGCATTCCTTTTGAATTCAGTAAATCCATTTTTGGAGAAACTGAATAAGCCATTCCATCAAATGACTTAGTTAATAAATTCTTCGTTTGATCAATAGGCTTAATAATAGCCCCAACATTTCGAATCATTCCAACTCCAATTCCAGCTGGAACTTGTCGGCCAACTTCTTCATCCATTAATCGCGATGGCGAATGTATTTTCAATCGTGATTTAATCGTATTTTCAATCGTTTTAGCAATATAATCCGATTCTTTTTTTAACGGCCCATTCATAGCTTTGAAACCAGAAATAATACCAGAAACAGTCTGTTTTCCTAGAATAGAACCAGCGTTTTTAAATTGCTTTGCTTTGTCCAGTTCCTTTAACCAGCTGTTTCTTGCGCTTGCTAAATCTGTGCTTGCCTTTTTCTTCGCATCATTTATCGCTTTATCCATCGCGGCCTTCTCACCTGCAGACAATTCGAGCCCAATTTTATTAGCATTATTGTGTTTTTTTTGTCCATTCTGCTTGATATGCTTTTAAATCCGCATTAGATAGATTGGCGATTGCTGTAATTTCTCCGGTTGCCCCTAGGCCTTCTTGTAAAAGTTCTTCAATCAATTTTTTATCTGCTTTTCTACTCTTCAATTTATTTATTGATGCCATAAATTCTTTTTGTTGTTCTGTTTGCGTCTTTAAATTGAATAATAATCCGGTGCCATCATATGAAGTTTTAGAGACTCGATCAAATAAACCCGATTGTTTATAAGCAGCTTCTTGATTGCTTTTTAAGGCTTCCTTGTAATTATTACTAGCCTCAGTTATGCTATCTCTCTGTTTTTTTTATTTATCGCGTCTACTTGCTTGAAATACTTGTCAGTGGACGTTTGAATAGATTTATTGAGCTTCGTATTTTGTGCCGCTATTTGCTTTGTCGCAGCTGAAATATTTAGTTTGATCTTTCGTGCTTGGTCCGAGTTTAATCGGTACTGTTTATTAATCTGCTTTAATTTTGTGATATACGTTTGAGCACTGATAGTACCAGTCTTGTAATCAGCATCTAGATCAACGATTTTGGTATTCACATTTTTAGTGTAATTTGCTTGAATCTTCTTCTTCGTCGCTTCATTAGCTTTTACAGCATTTTTTATTTGCTTGTACCATTGCTTTGTTTGTTGAAGCAATATTTGTCTGAATTTTTCTTGATTGCGTAGCATTTAGCTTATATTGTTGATTAATTTGTTTTAATCGCTCTATATACGCTTTAGCTGAAATAGAAGCTGTTCTATAGTCTACGCCAGCATCAGCGATCATGTTAGTTACTTTTGTTGAGTATGCATTAGCTTTTTTTTGTACCTTTAGCGTATCTGGGTATTCCTCTCAACAACTTACTTGTTTTGTCACCTCGCAAAATTTGAGTACCTCTTTCTAAATTGAGAATAACATTCCGCCCCTCAGGAACATACGAAGAACCACTCGGCGTAGTAATTAATTCTCTGTAATGCCTTCCTTTGGCGTCATTTACCATTGCTAGCCCACCTGGATGAAATGGTGTTCCTGTAGCAAACCCTTGCGGTCCAGATGGCGCTTTGCCACTTGTTCTATATGCAATTTCTAATATCTTTTGATCCCTGTTTGGTATTCTTCCCCAATCAGATAAAAGTCGACTTAAAATACTACTTGTATAGTCAGCATTGGTGTTTACATTAGCCGCTTTTGTCGTCCACCATGAGTTGTTAAAATATTTTTGTGTTCGTGTAACAGAATCAAAAGTTTCTTTTGCATTTGTACCAGTTAGCATGTTTTTCTTCATCCAAGGTAACTGTGTCCATCTATTATTTACTTCAAGAGATGTTTTCAAGGTTTCCGGGGCATTTGTTTCTAATACAGCTTTCTTTTTATTCGCATCCCAGGGGACATTTTTCCACAAATCAAATTGGATCATTACATCATTCAATGTCTCAGGCGAGTTACTCTTTAATATAGCGCTTTTTTGCTCAAATGTGAGAGTATTCCATTTCTTGTTATCTTCTAACGCTTGAACAACTGCAGCTGCACTGTTATTTTCAATTAAAGCCTTCTTTTCGGTCCAAGTCATTTCGTTCCATTTTCCAGAAGAAATTGCGGCTTCCGCTATAATCAATTTCGCATTTGAATTTAATTTAGCTTCCTTCATAATGAATTTTAAGTTATCCCAACCTGCTTTAGATTTCATTGCCTTCGCAATTTCAGGCAGTGCATTTGTTCTTACTTCACCTGTTTTGGGATCAAGTATCATCTGGTTCCATGCTAGGTCAGCCTTGCCAGCCGCTGAAGAAAGTATCCCTAAATTTGCTTCCGTTCCATTTGCAGCATCTTTTGAGGCTTTGTCTAATTTGCTCAAACTTAGACCCATGGATTCTAAATAACCTTCAATCATATTCTCTGAGGTTCCACTTGCTCTCGCAAGCTCCACCCATCTTGTCATCATTGCTGATAATGTAGTATTATGTTTTGAATCTAATGATTTTAGAGATGCTTGATATGCTTCATAATTTCCTGTTTCTTCATACAACCTCTCAATGTCTTTTGTCTTCTGTTTAAAAATCTCTACTTCTTTTTTAGCGGCTATTGAAACCCTGCTTGCATTCTCTCCTGATTGATCTTTCGTCATTTGAGAAATATCACTATATAAGGCAGCCTTTATATTTTTTTCTTGAGAAGCTGATAATTTTAATGCTTTAATATGTTCATCAAGCAATGCCGAATTAATATTCCCCAGCATAGTTTGTTCTGTTTTTGTCATTTTTCTATTATTTTCAGAAACATTTTTCGCAATGTTGTAAGCTGCATCCGCTTGTTCTTTTACTACTTTCTTTTGCTCTTCTGCTCCTTTTTCAGCCTCTTTAACTGATTTTTCCCAGAAAGCCTTCATCTCTGGATCTAATCCTTCGTAGGACTTTTTCAAAGCCTTGATAGAATCATCAATGCTAGAATTAATAACCTTAGCTATACCCTGATAAGCAATTTTAATTGATTCAGCATTTTTCTTTGAATCTTGATCAAATGTAGCAATCGCTACACGACCATCATCAGAAAATCTTGATACTTTTGTTAATGCTTCATCAGCACTCACGCCTACATCTGTTCCCCACTTTTTTGTTCTTTGGGCGGAATCATAAGCTTTCTCGCCCCAAATTTTCCAAGCCGCATATCCACCAACTAATGCGACTGTAACAGCGCCAATTGTAATCCCTAAAGGATTTAATGCTAAGCCAAATAAGCTAGCACCTCTGGTTGCAACAGCCAACCCTGTGCCCGTATTCTTCGCTCCCGCAGTCAATAAATCAGCACTCGTTTTCCCTAGTCGCATTTGAACAGAAAGTCTGCCAATCCCTTGACTAACCTTTCCGACTGTAGAAAAAATAGTTCCACCGGCACCAATTAATTTACCCATACCTAAGGTCAAGGGACCAAGCGCGACAGCCGCCAATCCAAGGTTAACAATAAACTTTTGCGTAGCAGGTGATGCTTCTGAAAATGCTTTAGCAGTTGCTTTAACATTATCTAAAAACGGTTCTGCCGCTTTAAGAGCGCTGTTCATAGCTTTCATAAACGGCCCACCGATATCAATAGCAATATCAGTAATCTTATTTTTAAAAAATCTTAAGTTGTGAATCAAATGTCTTGTAACGTTTTGTGGCCTCATTCGTAAGTGCTGAATTTTCTTTCCAAGCCTTGTTAGATGTTTGTACTGCATTACCGAATAACTCACTTGCATTACCAGCACGAAGCAAGCTATCACGTAAACGGACTTCTGAGAACCCCATCTCGTCTAATAATTCGATCGCAGACGTTCCATGTTTTTCTGCGTTACCAAGGCCATTTACAAAAGCGCCAATAGCACCAACAGCATCCTTTTCAAATGCTTGTTTAAATTCTTCCCCAGTCATACCGGCAACCTTACTAAATCCTTCTAGGTTCTTGCCCGCATTTAACATTTTATTAAGTTCTGTTGTTGTGAGACCCATGTCTATGGCTATTGCTTTAAAGCTATCACTATCATGGTTTGCAAGTAGCTCTAATTCTCTCCGAGTCATACCAGTAGCCTTTTCAAGCGCTTTTACCTTGTCTAATCCAGTTTCAGTAGCGACCTTCATGTTAACCATAACCTTAGAAAAAGCACTACCACCCATTTCTGCCTCAATACCAACCGAACTCAAAGCAGCCGACAATCCTACAATGTCAGCCTGGGATAAACCTATTTGTGAACCTGCACCACCTAAACGTAAAGCCATTTCTGTAATATCAGATTCTGTTGTGGCGAAATTATTTCCAAGATCAACAATAGAAGATCCCAGCTTGTCGAAATCCGTTTGTCTCATTTTAGTGATATTAGCAAAACGAGCTAGTGATGTTGCTGCCGTTTCGCTCGACATATTTGTAGATTCTCCCATATCAATCATGGTTCTACTAAATGAAAGCACGTTTGGTGTCTGAATCCCTAATTGACCTGCAGCCTCAGCAACAGCTGAAATCTCTGTCGCAGAAGCTGGTAATTGCTTGGCCATGTTCCGGATCCCATCTTCAAGCATTTGATATGAATAGGTTACTGTTCCATTTTTATCAACAACTTCGTCCACTGTTTTCTTTCATATTGTTATCCTAAGGGCTTTTTATCCCATAGTTCTTATAGTTTCCTATAAGATCGGCGTACATTTTCAACTCAGTAAGTTGTCGAACACTCATGGCAGGATTATATTTATTCACCTACTACGCTCTACACTGCTTATCAGCCTTTCGCAATCTGACAAGTTAGCACGGTATTAACATATTGCACGTCTATTGCAACTTAGCCTTCACCGTTTTTGCTCGATTTAATTACTCTGTTATCACTAACAAAGAGGGCAAAGATTTACCCCTGTGAACGCACTCTCAAAATCCGATGCTGCCTTAACAGCTAAACCAATTCCAACTCCAATTGGTGCTGAAAATTTAGTTGTAATCCCCATTCCAACATTAGAGATGCTCTTTCCAACATTCTGCATCTTCGTTCCAAATTCTTGTGCTTTTTTACCGTGTTGAACAAAGGCATTGGATGCCAAAAGAATGTCTTTTTCAAGCGCTTTATGCTTTAAGCGTAGCTGTTCTACTCCCGTTTCCGCTTGATGCATTGCCGCCTCAGCTTTAAGAAGAGACTGTTTCTCTTTATCCGTGGCTGTACTCAAATCACCAACTGCTTTTCTTTGCTTTTCATACTCAGCACGTGTTTTTTGAGCCAAAGCCTCGGATGTTTTCATCTGTTGCCCAAGGATTTGATACTTGTTCTTTAGTCCATTAATTGTATTACCTTGGCCTTTAAATGTTGCTTCTGCACTTTTCATTTGTTGCCCAAGCGACCTTACTTGAGTTTTCAGCACCCTTGCCGATTGTTGAAAAGGATCTATGTCCAAGCCAGCTGTCGCAACCAAATCACCAATTTTACCATTACCCATCATATGTTATTCACCCACTTTAACCTTTTTGACTTTAGAAGAACATCGGAAATGCAACGTCAAATGGTACGACATCATCTTTTCCGTATCCTTCTTCATTTATCGTGCTGATATTTGCAAGTAGAGCTATGTCATCGATATCTAAATTGTCAATTTCATTTATTTTGTAACCTGCATCAATTAGTTGTTTATATATCAGCTTAATTCGTCTTACTGCTTCGCTGTACCCGATCGTGGCTTTTTTTTCTTCCTCTTGTGTACCACTTCCACCTAATGCAAATTCAATTGCATCGTTGACAGCGTTATTATATTCATCTGGGCTCAAACCGTCTAAAGCCTCATCTTTAGTAAACTGTTTCCCATAAATTTTAACCAAGAAATCAATACCATCAAGTACACCTTCACGTACATCTTTATTAGAAAACGATGCATCAATTGCAGATACATCATCATCGGTAAGCGGCTCCTCTGAATCATTTCTGCTTTTAATTTTAAGAAGAGCTTCATTCATTTTATTATTTCTTTGTTCCGCCCTCTCCTGAAATAATGTCGCTTCTAACCAATCTCGAGCTGTGGTTCTTTTCTTCTCATATGATGCTGTTACCTTGTCATTTATATCCTTAAAAACAATCTTCATTACAATTCCTCCAATTTAAAAAGCCTCCAAATGGAGGCCTTTATTGTATTTATTCTGGCAAAATTTCGCCTTCAACCATTTCTTCTGTTGGAATTTCTACTGTTTCACCTTCAAAAATCTTATTACCAACTGCCTCCAAAATTACAAACATAATATTCATGGTTTTTAACATGCTGTATTCGCAACTACTAAACACTTTTTCAAATGTTCCTTCTCCTAGAAATAATTCAATATTATCTTTCAGCAATTCGATACTTTCTTTAAATGCTGTTGCTTGCTGTAAGCTTATATTGACTTTATTAATTAAATCTTTGTAGGCTTCTATTTCCTTATTTTTAATTGTAATTACAAACTCATGTTCACCTATTGCTATATCAACTTTTTCCATAGTTTTTGCCAAAAATATTCACCTACTTTTTTATTGTAGCAGCCACTCAGATACTGTAATAACATTCAGCGTTTGATCATCAACCTTTTGTTTCACATATACGGTCAGCTGTTCAAACCAGTCAGAGCGCCAAAACATTGTGTCTAACATTTGTTCCGCAGTACCTAAACGATGATTTAAAAAACACTAATGTACTCCCAGTTGCAATTGCATAATCAATAGTATTCTTTGCCTGCGCAATAGTTCGATCAGGCGTCAAATTATACGTACGCACCAGGAAATTATTGTTTGGATTATTAATTTCAAGCCCCGATGTTAATGAACGGCCCAACTTGTAGCCACCTTCTGATAAGGCCAATAATGTATCGCTATTGTAATCACCGTAAGGATAAATCACTGAATCATTCGCACGTGTCCAACCATTTGCCGTTAGATACGTTTTACAGGAATCAAATTGTACGCGTTGATCAGCTTTACTTAACAAATCTAAATGAGGATGGTCTTTGGTATGATTGAGTAAATCATGTCCGCTAAGATTCAGCCCCTTTAACTCAGTGTTAGTCATAAATCTAGCATCTTTTTCATTCACTTCTACAACACTAATATTGGCCCGAAGACCTTTACTTTCAAGCGATGCTATACCAACTTTAGCTTCATTCCACGCGTCATCAAATACAAATAACACATTCGCTTTATCTGCTCTAACGGATGAGATTAAGTCGAATGATACCTCCGCCTTCATTTCCGTATTAGGTTCAACACGTAGTTGCATTGCTTTAATATCCTGCGCCTTTGTAAAAGAACCCGTGACTTTTCCACTTGATAATGCTACAGCTACTTTATTCCATCCCGTCACTAACTCATAACTATTGATTGTGAAGCTCATGTTATTTGCTAGTCCAATATCATTTGCAAGATAAACAATAACTTTATCAAGCGCTGCTATATCTTTTACAAATAACAAGCACTCTATTGCAGTAGCTTCTTTTAAATCAATATTAAAAGTATTATTGCGCATAAATCCAATGACTTTGTCGGCTGTTAGCTTGATAGCTTGGGTATCTTTTGTATTAACCGTATCAGAGGATTTCATTGTCCCTACTCCTGATTGCAGCACCCATGAAGATAATGTTGTAAAACTTTCTAAATCCTTCACTTCACGAGTTGGCGCATCTGGTAAAGCATGTGAGTCTGCGCGTACAGCGGCATATACAGGGTATATTGTCCCTACTTTTGCCTCTACTTTTATAATAGAATTTGAAGTAACATTACTGGAAACAGTTGAAAACAGGCCATTTACATCTGCCGTTACGACTGTTTTATTTACATTGTCTATGTTTATTCTTACCTGACCAGCGGGTTCTGTTTCTCCAGAAATTACTTTTAATGTTGAGGTGACTGGATTAAGTGTTAATTTAGGTAATTCAATAGTTATTGTCGCGGGCATCCCAGGTATTGAAGTTGGCAAATTAGGATTTCCATCAACTACTCTAATATCATATTCTTTTTCTGCAGTAATGCTGGCATTCCCTATTACATAAATTTTTAATGCCCCAGCTGTGATTGTCCCAGTTAAAAGTGCCACTGATTCGCCCTTTCTATACAATCTGCAATTAGTGACATTGGGATTATTGACTGCCGAACCATTTATATAGGTGTCGCCTAATAAAACTCTTGAAACGGTTGGCTTTGGATATAAAGTCTTTTTCGTTACTATATTACTGAGTTCTCCCTCTAGTATTCCGCTTTTACCACTGATACTAGCAGAATAATAAGTACTCATCTGCAGATCAGATATTACCGCGACATTTGTGGTAAATCGTCGCGGTCTATCCTCGCCATTGAAGTACAATAAATATTCTGCTGATGCATCATCATTCCACTCATAGGTTATTGTGGAATTTGTGATATCAGTGACTCTGAAATTCGAGGGGCGATCAGGGTGTTGATGCGCTTACCCCACCATAAACTTTATTCATAAACTCCTCCAACTTGAAATCGGGGTGGTCTTCTCGACCAATAATGTACATAATGTCATTACGAGCAACAAAATTCCCCTCAATACTATCTGTCTGCGCTTCATTCTTTTCACCCTGTGTTTTCATATCTGCTGATGGAAGACTGAATTGACCCTTCATCATACCAAAGTAGCCATATTTATTATTAGATAACTTAAATCTGAATGATACAGCTACATATGGCGGTGTAAGATCTTTTTTTGTAAATTTCCATACCCTGTTCAATTAATACACCTAACAAATCAGGCTTATGTTCAGTAGGTATATCTACGATACCTACCTCTAATTTCAGTTCAGTAATCCCTGAATTTAAAATGAGGTATGGACCATCATCTGCGAATATTATTTCCGAATCCATAACTACCGTTTGCTTGGCTTCCTGTAAACCAGGGATATTTTTAATGTCGTCCATAGATTCAACTGTTTCTTCTTCATTCAATTTGGCATATTTAAACTCCGATAAACCAATCTTTGCAACTTTTTCTGTTGTAGCCATTTATAACACTCCATTTCATAAATAATTAATACGCCTGTAAGATCTAGCGTTATACATTAAACCAAGATCAGTTTCTTTGTATATTTTGCTATTGTATTGCTCAAAATTAGCCCTTTTCATTGCTTCATCTATGATGGGCAATAAGTCAGCCAACTCTTCAACTGTCTGAGCCATAGTAGAAATTTGAATAGATTCATCATCTGCACCACGTTTGTCATCATTATAAAAAGCGCCATGACTATCGATATCCTCGATACGAATCAATGGCGCTTTCTCTAATTTAAGAAAGTCTTCATCAATTTCTAATTGAAAAATCGTTTGTTCCTCTAGCTTCTTTCCCCTTATTTCATTCATAAGCTTATTCAATTCTTCATCATGATATAAGGCTTGAAAAGCATCAATAATAGCAATCATAGGCCTAAGCCCCTTTTCACAGCTTCTGCATAAATTTTTTTGCGCTTTCGGTTTCATTTCATTAATAGTTTGATCCTTAAAATGCTTACCAGGAAAACGGGCAGTTCCTCCATCTGGAAAATGTGAACGCCAGCTTGTTCGTGTACCAAAACCGATATCTTTTTCTATAATACCTTGTCCCCCGCCCTTAAAACCACTGACTTGAATGTCATCTCTTAGATGAATCCCTGTTTTACTGTTAGTATCATACGACGTATTACGTTCTAGCGTCTTAGCAAAGTCCTCCGCAACTTCCATCACCGCTTTCTTTGCTTCTGATTGATTCTGCAACATGAGCTTTGTAATATTGGCCTCTAACTCATCTAAACCTTTGACCATTACCAATCACCTCTTACGCCTTTACCTTACATATTAAAACCAAAAATTCCTCATCTTCCGTATCAGGATTTATTTTGATAATATCAAACAGTTCACCTTTTATCTTTACAATCCAATCACTCTGTACTTCTTTTTTTTGCTTCTGTCGAATAATCAGCGTAACTGTAGACTCCAAAACAGTTCCCACTTCACCCTTCACTTCATTTAAATATTTTTGTTTATATCCAAACCAAGCTTTGAATAAGTCCACCGGCTCTTTTATAGTTTGCCCAGTTGTAGGGGATTTTTTGGTCTTAATTTCTTGAAACATTAATCGTTTATTCAACTTGCCCGTTCGACTAATCGGCACTGAGATCACTCACTTTCCGCGTATGCACCCTGTAACTAGCTTTTAAGTCCAGAATAATCATATTAACGCCGAATGGCGGTACAATACTTGTTACATTTTCGATTGTCGCCGAACGTGTTTTGTAGAAATGATCCGTCAGCATGATTGTCGCAAGGTCAAATTGCTCGTTTTCATCATAAAAAATATTATCATCAGGTCCTATCTGCCCAATAAGTGTTCGTTGAGAAGCCCCTACCAATCGTTTTAGAAGAAGGTCATCATCTTCCGAATCTATCCGTAAAGAACTTTTCAGATATTCAAAATCTTCTTCGCTGTTTGGATCAAGTGCCATAATTAATCACCCACTCTGCGATTCTTTAGTTGCTATTATTGCTGCAGATGAGAGTTCAGACGTCAGCAAACCACATACCGCTTTCACTTGGTAGCTATAGTCTGTTGCCGCTGTCAAACCTGTATCTTTAAAGGTGTTAGTATCACTTTCTCCAATTTCATTTCCGTCACGGTATACTTTATAATTCGTTGCCCCTTCTATCGCGTCCCAGCTCAAATTTACAAGTGTGACGTTACTTGTTCCTTTAAGTCCGGATGGCGCTTGGGGCGGCTCAGGGCTTAACAGTTGCGATACGGAATGCCGAAGACAACTTGATTTGGTGATCTAACCACGCCGTTACAACAAACTGATTAATCCCTGTCTTGATATCTTTGTCTTGCTCAAATTGAGCGGCAATATCATAGTTAAAATGAGAATATGCAAAATTTCCGATAACAGGGTCTACCGCGGAATCAGTAAATTCAACCGGTTTCCCTAGAATTTGTTCTGGTTGCGCTGAATAGAGCGTGGCACTTCCATTTGCAAGTTTCTCAATAATATCCAGATAATCTGTATACGTCATGAAAATGGTTGCATTTTCACGATAGTCTTCATGCAAATTGGCAACTGCAGCTTTAATCGCCTTGTACAAGTCAATGCCTTCAACTTCTTTAATTTTCACTTTTGTTTTATCGTAAAAACTCATGTGCTCCTCACCAGGTTTAGGATTTTTAGTGAATGCAACCTTTCGTTCCTTAGCTGCCACTCCACTTTGAAGATTGCTTTCTACGGTAGACACTAGATTCGTATCGGTTCCTAGTAGAATTGTTTCCGAAATACCAGTAAATACTTTAAATTTATGGCGGCCAAATGATACTGTATCTCCCTTCGCCTTCAACTCTTTGGCAGTTTCGTCATCTCCAATAAACTCATCATCATCCAGCGAAAAAGAAACTTTTGGAATCTCTAGATTTGGAATACCAGTAATCGTCGATACATTTCGTAAAGGGTTTTTTTACAAGCGGCTCAACTAAAATATCATTAGCAACCGTTTTCGGTAAAAATGCATTCCCCTTTGATGTATCGTCATCACCTAAAGCTTGAAAAATTTCAACCGGTACTGATTCTTTAGCAATCGTTTTCCGAATTAATGCCGCTTTCGCTTCAATAATTTTTTGATTAGGATCATCAGAAAAGCTAGCTCTCATTTCTTTATTTTGCATGGCAGCTTTTTGTTCGGCTTCTAAAGAATCATGTTGTTCTTTAATAATGTCAAACCTAGCTTTAAGGTCTTTTTTCAATTCTTTGATATCTGTTAATTCACTAATATTAACTTTAGGATCTACCGCTTTCTGCGCAAGTTCACCTTCTGTTTTCTGTAACTGATCGCCAATTGTTAGCATATCTTGTTTTAATTCAAATAGTGTTTTCATATTCATATTCCTCCTAGTATTTCATTAATATATTGCTTACTTTGCTTAGCTTGTTCTGCCATTTGTACACGTTCTTCTGTAATAACTTGTTGATTGTTTTGAATTACCTGTCTGAACTGTTCAGGTACATTTTGATATTTTTCAAAGAGATCCGTACTCAATGCCGCAGCAATCTGATTTTCACCCAAGATAATGTCACATAGCCCATATTCTTGCGCCTGAATAGCGGAGATCCATGACTCATTGTCCATAACTTCCACTATTTGCTCTTCATTCAACTTGCCATTAGATTTATTCAGATAGGTAATAATTGACGCTTGTGCAATTGCATCTAAATCATCAGCAGTTTTCCTAAAATCCTTTGCATTTCCACGACACCCCATCCATGGATGATGGATCATTTGCATTGAGTTTGAATACATATAAACCACATCGCAACTTGCAGTGATGACACTTGCAATAGAGGCGGCCAAAGCATCAACATAAGCATTAACTGTCGCTTTGTGTGCTTTTAGCATGTTTCCGATTGCTATACCTTCAAATACACTACCTCCTGGACTATTTACATGCAGATTAATGATTTCTACATCACCAAGAGCTTTTAAATCATTGTGAAAGCTAGCTGCAGTCGTATCTCCGTCATCCCATTTATATGCTACAATCTCGCCATAAATGTATATATCAGCCTCATTCTTATTTGCTGATTGTTTCATCTCCCAAAATTTCTTTTTCATATTCTCACCCCTTTCAAAGGCACAAAAATAAGACACATCATTCCGATACGTCTCTTTCATTTCGTTTTGTTATTTTTCTTAACGCTGGGTCCATGTCCAATGGATACATATCACCCGACACCCACAGCATGTCGGCCGGACCACCCCGTGGCGCATAGTCTTCTTTTATCCTAACTTCATCTCTAGTTAACCATCCATCACGAAGTCCGCCGTGATATAGCGCCACTCTTGCAGTAGTGTCACCACGTAATAAGCCGTTTAAGTTAAATTTGAAGTATAAACCAGAAATCCGCTGTTCCTTAGTAAGAATTTTTTTTATTGCACTCTCGCTCATACTGCTTAACAGTTGACGCAAGATTGGTATCTACAAACATCTGCATTACCTGTTCATTTGAAGAGAAACTATTACCACCCGAATTGAGCATAATGTTCGGGACGTTATAAACATTTGCAATCCTGTCACGTGTAATGTCTTCAGATATTTTCATATCACCAGCGATAAAGTTTCGCTTCAACTGCTCAATTGTTACACCGCTTTCCTGAAATAGTACACCACCGTTTTCCTGATAAAACCGCCTAAAATCAGCAACAATAGCTTCTCTCTTATCATCATCTACATTGGTATCATAAGTTAAGATAAACGAATCTCTAGCCGTTTGCATTTCTTTTAATGAAAACTCCCTAACAGACTTATCGAATTCATTAGAATTTTTTAATACACCAATGGGACTAATCCCTTTCCAATTACCATTGCCAGCAATATGTTTGACATGAATTATATCTGAGTTATGGAAATAAAAAGATTTCCCTCCATTATTAACCCGATACCACAAGTCTCCAGAATCTGTGTTTAATATAGGCTCTACATAATTTGGATTAAACGGAACTAATTTTTCGAACTGCATCCTAATATCTCTAAATATTAGGGCGTACCCATTTCCATTGGTGTTCCTACTGACTTCCAACACTTTAAAAATATCATCAAGTGACTGATTTTGATTTGGAAAATAAACTAAACGATCAGTAAATTCGTCGTTAACTTGATCATAGTTCTTATACATCTTAAACGGTAGGCTAGATAAGACATTAGCAAGTCTCGAAACAATAGAAAATATATTTTCATTCGTTTCGAGCGTTCCATTCTCTAACCCAAAGAACACTCTTCCCATCCATTTGCTAAAATCACTTTTTGTTGCTGATTCCTTTATTATTGATTGTTTAATAGACCTTGGTACCAATTTATAAATTGCTTTTTGAAATACATTCATATATAGATTTCACCGCCTTTCAATCTTTTCTCATCAACTCACTCATACTAATAACACCAACATTTCTGTTTCCAGCAGGTTTTACTAACATATCAATTACTAAGGCGTGCGCATTTAATGCAGCGGCAAATCCATCAATTTTTCTATTTTTCGATTGTTTAGTGGGCATCCAGTTTTTATTTCTATCTTCAACCAATCGAACATTGTTTAAATACCATCTAAACAAGGATGAATTATTATAAATCACTTTGCCATCGAGCATCATTTCTTTAAAATTCTGTAAGGGGCCACCCAAAGTCACAAAACCTTGAATCACTTTCTCTGTTTTAAACCCATATTTCTCTAATGACTTATTTAAATAAAGGGCCTTTGCCCTGTCGTAAGCGATATACTCAATTTGATAAAATTCTGATTGTTCTACTAACCAATCGTAGACATGTTCATAATTTACATAGTCACCTGGAACAACAGACAGCCAACCTTCCTTTATCCATTTGTCTAATCGTGGTTTGTTATCATCACGGTTATATCTTACTTGCGGAATCCAAGAATGAGTCAAAATAAAAAACCGTCCCATCATCTAATGGAAATTCCAAACAAGCACTCGTAAAATCTTCTGTTTCCGACAAATCATAGCCTGCTACCGCTTTTCGACCTTTTAATGTTTCGATATCAATAATCTTTTTTATTTTTTATTGATAGTCTCTACTGTTACGAATGGCAACTCATCCACATCACTGAAAAAGTTAAACTGTTTTGCCAGCCAATCAGCACGCTCTTCTTCATTTTTGCGTTGCTTGATCCAATCTGTTACTAAATCAACAAATCCCATCAATCCAATGTTTGGGTTCGCTTTAATCCAAAGCTCTGGACGATCTGCCTCTTTTGGATTATCTAACTTAGCAAGGAAGTAAAATGTTCTTTCATCCAAATTATCTTTAAGGTTTTCCAAGCATTCTTTACCTTGCTCAAAATACGCCATTAACGGGCCATCTAAAACATAGCCGGCAGTGGTGATATAGATTAGTAAGGGCTGCTTTCTAGCCCCACGTGATTTTTGAATAACATTTAGCAACTTATAATTTCTAAATTCATGGATTTCATCAAAAATGCCTAGATGCGTGTTTAATCCATCCAGTCGTTTGCTGTCAGAAGCGCGTGCTTGTATTTCACTGAAAGTTGCATCATATTTAATTTTATTTCTCTGTGCTTTAAATTTTTTCGACAAGTAAGGAGATTTTTCAACCATCGCTTTCGCTTCATCGAATAGTTCATGTGCCTGTTGCTCTGCGTTGGCTAATACATACACGCGGGCTCCATTTTCTCCATCAAAGCCCAACATATAGTTTGATACGCCTGAAATAAGTGTTGTTTTCCCATTCTTCCGGCCCACCATATTTAGAGCTTCACGGAACCTACGTATTCCAGTATCTCGATGAACCCATCCAAAAAGTGAGCCAATGATAAAATGCTGCCAGGGTTGTAAAACTAATTGATCAAAATCCCCTTTTGAAGGCTTACACTTTTTTTCAATAAAGCGAATTGGACGGTGACCTCTTTCCTCATCAAATATCCAGGGAAAGTCATCTGTTCCTTGCCTTGATAAATCGTATATATGACGCTTAGCCGCTAAAATATTTTCTTTACTGGCCGGAATACTTCCATCAATCAGCCTTTCTGCGTACCAGGTTGTTAAAAGTTCCGGATAAGGGTTCTCTAAAATTCCACCCCAGCTTTTTTGTTCCTCTACATAGTTAGCCCACCATCTTTCTAACTCTGTATAGCTCATTTCTATTAGTGGCTTAGAATTCTTCGTCTTCATTTTCGTCATCGCTACTTAGATTTATTGCTAACTTTGCTCTCGCTGCTGGAGACAACCCCAAATCTGCTCCAAACGATCGCATTTGAATGGCGGCATCCTTCATCCGTAATATAAATGGATTTGGTTTATTATCTACCCAAAGCCCTTTCTTTTTGACTTGTCGTTTATATGAAAGATATTGAGAATACGAATCACAGTAAAGCGCAAGATGGGCAATATCAGCATCATTTATCAAGTCTATTTCTAATAATAATGCTGTTATTCTGTTAAATTCTTTTTTTTGCCGTTTTGTCTAACCATGACGGTGGGTGTATATTCTCAGCACTCATTTTTAATCTGTTTTCATTTTTGATTCTTTTATCAATTTCTTCTTTTGTTCTGTGATTTTTATTTCCATCGATTAATTGAAGTCCTATCGATTTTGCTGGTGTTGGCATATTTCCTCACCGCCTTTCTGTATTCAAAATCGCAATATACCAGCAATAAAAACAACCCTTCTGCCCTTTGAAAATAATTGATCAGCGAATTTATTGTGAAGGGAGGGGGCAACCGTTCAGGATCTGACCAAATTTTTCAGAATTCATGGCAGGGGGGTGTATTTAGACCTATCATATATAATTAATAGTCTTAAATGCCTATAAAGTTATATATTGAAGTCATTGTTCCTATAAAATTTAATAACATTGGGATTTCTCTTTGCCTTCCTCTTGCCACCAGCTTTTTCTGGATGCTCCATGTTATGGCAGGCTAGACACACAGTCTCTAGGTTATCTAAATCAAAAGCTTTGCTAATATCTTCTCTCAGCTCAATAATGTGATGAACCGTGTTCCCTTGTTGCATGATTCCACGTCTCTTGCATTCTTGACATAAATAATAATCGCGAGCTAAGACAGTTTTACGTGTCTTAGCCCATCGCGATGTCTTATAGATGGCATCTATCTCATCTCGTGTTCGCATGTCACTCACTCCATATCAAAATACAATTTCCTTAGCCTCATGTGATGGGAACAAACTAAGGTATAGACTAATGCCAAGGTGTGTCTAGCACCTTCTTTTTGTTTTGCATTGCTTCCTTCATAAATAGTAGGCAAACGTAAGACAAGAATTAGCCCCGAACATAATCATAAAACCAAAGGTTATTACTGAATGCTTCTTTTAGTTTTTCCTCGGCTCTGCGTATATATTCCTGTACAGTACCTTTCTCAATATGTAATGCCTCTGCAGCCTCATGGAAACTGTATTCATTTGCACGTACCAACATAAAACACTCTTTCTCTCGATCAGATAAAATAGAATGAAAGAACTCTAATATCTCTGCCTCATACTCATTTAGTGGATACTCGTCCACCTCTTTCTGTGTCATAGATGCTCCTATCATATTAGCCAGTATCATCGGGTCCATGTGTACAGTGTTGTTATATACTCCCTGCCTCTCAATCCCTCTTATGCTATTCGGCTCGCGTCCAGTTCTCATCCAATCGATTGCGAATGTCATGTCACTAATCATTTCACGGATCAATGTCGCTTTATCTTTTTTCTTTGAATTGACTATTCTTTTACCAGGAACACCCTGTGATTCTTCTTTTGGCATACTGTCCAATATTCTTAGCAAATCGAGCCGGCCACTTTGATACTCCTTCTTCAATTTGTGAATCATGACATTCCCTCCTAAATAAAAAGGACGCAACAAGTAGCCGTTAAGCTAACTCATTGCGTCCTTCGATTTTTACGATCAGACATTCATTATTTGATTTTGTGTTTAGTAACCGTCTCTGCGCTTACCGGTTTACCCGCTGCCCAGTTTATTACTGTTTGCCCATACCCTGTAGCTGGCACATCGTATGAAACCAATACCTTGCCATCTACCTGTGCATATACGCCATCTTTTTCATTAGCACTATTTTTAAACTTCTCCAATATACCCACCTCTTCATCTGATTCATAAACACGACTTAACCTTACATCGATATCTAAAACTCCAATGCCATCCAGACTTTCTTTAGCACGCTTCCACTGTTGACTAAGTTCATCACGACCTGCTGTTGTGATTACTACATTACTTTTAAGACTATGATATTCATCCAAAATAAATTTTGACTTTTGTTTTTCAATCCACTTAATCACATCATTTAAATAGAATTGTGCTTTCATTAAATCCTCTAATCCGTTTTTATCTTGATATCTACTTACATACTTAATCACATTAGCAATTGCAACTGGTTCGTAATCAACCTTAGCTTTGATGAAATCTAGTGTTTCAATGCCTCCTCGCTGGTAGTGTGGAGGTTGGTTTACATTATCATTTTGCATCTTAGGTACTCCCTCCATCTTATTTAGTATCTGTTACAACTGTGTTGGCACCTTGGGTTGTTATCCAACCATGTTTGATTCGTGCTTCCATTTCCATTTTCTTCAGCAACTCTGATGTAATTGACTTAGAAACTGTTTCATTTGCTTTTGCCTCTGCAGTTGCTTCGATTTGGCGTTTAGTTGCTTCACCTTGTGCTTGTACTTCTTTACGCTGGGCATCGATCTTATCATTTTCAAGTTCTAGCTTCTTCTTAGAATTTTCTTGTGATACCTTTACCCGGTCATCAATAGCAGCCTGTGTCTTAGCATCCGCCTTTGGTGCACCCAATGTTGTATCAGATACAATAAATCCAAGCTTATCAACATTTTTAGCAAAGTCTTTTTGAATGTTCATAGATGCTTCTGTTGCATCCTCTCCGTATATATCGAGCAGATTATACTTACTGACAACCCGGCGAGTCGTTTCTAATAGACGACGTTCCATGTACCCTTTTTCTAGTTCTTCAACTGGCACACTACCGAATGTCTTATAAATATCTGTTGCTTTTGCTGCATCAATCTTATAGCTATAAGATAAATCCAAGTTAATATTTTTACCGTCTTTGGTTGACACCGTGAGATTCTTTGCATCAACTGTGCGTAATTTTGTTGGATATTCATTTACTTTATCAAGTATCCCTACCATGTGCCAACCTTGTCCAAGCGCCTCTTCTTTGATCCCACCATTTGGGCTATATACAATACCAACGTTTCCATTATCCACCTTAGTCAAACTCATCATCAAACCAACAACGCCTACTAATAGCAATACTCCTATTGCAATTCCACCAACTAATCCTTTTTTCATTCAAACCAGTCCTCCTCATTATTTTCGATATCATCTTTTACATTATCTTTTTTCTTGACTAGGAAGCTCCCCACCTTGCCAAATACAGAACTAAGGCTCATCCATATACCTATTAATATCACAATAACTACACATCCAATAAAAATGGTTTTCATACAAGTAATTTCACCTCCTCAAAATAAACGAATATTACTTTTGTTCAGAATTTTTTAATTCATCCCATCGTGAACACTCCTTATAGGCATCAATTACTTTATAATCCCTAACATTAATGTTTTACATTAATATCTTTTCCATTGATGCGAACATCTGTAAACCACATGGAATTTCTCAACCTTATTGTTGTTTCTAAATACATTTCTTCCACCGATAACTCACGGCGAGCTGTCGCCTCAATTTTGTTACCATCGTGTTTTTCGATTATTACCTTATCGTGGTTTTCTAATGATACTAGCCAACCTAATACTTCTTCTTGTGAATGAATAGCTTTATTTATAATCTCCATTGCTCTCCGCCTTTACTGTTACACTCTGAATCCAAGCAGAAAAATCTTTAAACGTGCTAAGTTTATTTAACGAATAAAACTCTTTAATCTTATCGTAGTTACCACCAATAAAACGCGTGTCAAAGCAATAACCATTTTCAGATAAGTCGATTGTTCCCCGCGTCGGTTTTTCACTATATGTGCCGTCTTCGTTTAAAAATCCTTTAGCGTCACGCACATACATATTTTTACCCGTCCAACCACTTGATGGGTCGTGGCACTTCGATTCTACAATTACGATGCCTTTTTCTTTGATAAAATTCGCAAATTCTCTATAATCTATTTCCATTACTTTTTCGCCTCCCATCCGCAACTGTGTCATCGTCTTGCGCCTCCTTTAAAATATACTCTTAACGAAATCGTCTTGAAGTTGCTCTTTGAAATAATTATCAATCGCGTCACGAATCATTTTCCAGTCGTTAAAATCAAGATTAAAACCGTGTTCCGTGTCATCATTGGAACTGTGAGAAGTTATAAATATTTTTCCGTCATCCATGGCGAAATCAAGCGTATCATATCCGCCTGAACCACTTTCGAAATCTTCTACATACCGCATATTATCAATGTGAACGCCTTGTTTCATTCCGCATCCTCCTCGCAATACCGTATTAACCATAGACCAGGCACATTTCCATTCTGACCACACTTGTAAAATTCTAGCTCTTTTTCCAACTCGGCAACGTCCTTATCGTTTTCTATGCCGTGAAACTCCGCTCTATCTTTGCGTGCCTCTAAATCATCGTAAATCGCCTTTTCTAGCTTTTTGTCGAATTTCATTCCGTCACACCTTCTTTCAATAATTCGGGGTTGTCGTGAATGTTTCCGATGATTTCAATATCACCTGTGCGTTCCCACAAATCTTCTGATACGTTTTCCCACACGTATAAAAATTTCCCTTCGTCGAACACAACAACGCCCCAGCACTCGGTATGATCGTCCCAGCCGATATCCCCTTCAAAAATCTTGTTGCCATTTTTGTCGCGTAGTCCTGTGTACCGCATTAATTTAATATCACTATCTTTACTCAAGATAACGGAACTATCAAAAGCTGATTCGCATTGTGAGACGAGCAAAACGATGCCATCGCTTCTTAATACAAATTCATCAATACTCAGCCATCTTTTTTCTACAACATCCCACGCTCTAAACTCAATTTCACGACTCATGCTCTCGCTCCTCTAACGGTGTCATGCCATAATTGAAAAGTAATTTTAATTAGTTTTTTTCTGGTCGTTTTGTCTAATTCCTTAACTGCGGCTGCTTCCACTTGCGCAACATACGGATTATTTCGGTCTACAAAACCCATATCTGTTCCAGTTGCTGGATTTACAACGGCAATATAGTTTTCTAAAATCCACAATTCCAAACCTTCATCATGCACCGCTTTTTTTTAATTCACTTGTTTTCATTTTCCTACATCCTCCTCAATAATTTCATACCCAGCCTGTTTGAATTTTCTTTTTAGAACTCTAAAAATCCCATCATGTTTGAAAACATACAGCGCTCGATGTTCAGGTTTTATGATGACTTCACCATTTGTGTGTTTGTAGTATTTCACTAAGTCACGCGGTCTCATATAGTTGTTTTCAGCTCTGATACGTTTATGGGCTTCTTCGATGGTTTCGCTATCTTTTTTCGGAAAATATTTCGGTACATAACCAGCAAAGCGCACCAGTTCGCTCATATATGCATATCCTGTCACCATATCCGCCGTATACTGCACTGCTTCATACTCATTGACAATTGTTTGCCTAACTTTCATGCTCGCCCTCCTTAATGACTTCAAATGTAATTGCTGATGTTTTCGCAACATTTATAAGCGTGCCAACTTCGTTTGGTCCTCCTGGGATAGTTACAAACCCATTTCCAGAGTTTTGGTAAATATCCTGAACCACTTCTATAACCCCATCCAATACATCTGTGTCCTCACTTGTGAAATCGGATGTATATTTGGATAATGTGCCATTGTCGAATAATACAGTTGCAATTAGTTTCATCGCACATCACCATCCATTTTTTCAATGCGTATAGTATCTATTGACTTGACAGGTATTATAGTTAGCGACTTATCGTCCATCAAACTAACGTGCCCTTGAGCGTTTAATGTACGGTAGTCTTTTTCCAATTCTTCCAGTGTTTTCGGAGTTTTACATTGGCATACTGTGCCTTTTTTTTGTGTGTACGGTTATCAGGCATTTATTCATCCTTCACCCTCCGATTTACTCAGTTTTAAATAGTCGTTTTTCGCAATTAATGCAGTATGTGTACTTATGAAAAGTCTCATGGAGTCCGTCATACATGCCATCAGTTTCAATTTCTGAACCATCAAAATTCATTCGCAAATTCACATGCCCGGTAACCGACGACCTTATAAAATAACCTTCGTCCGAATGACAATGCGGACATTCATTAATTGGTGCTTTTTGCTCGTTCATTCTTCGTCATCCTTTCCAAACTGGTCGATTTCGACCTAATTAAGTTCATCAACTGGCACTACCTCACCGCCTATAATTTCAGCTACTTTATTCGCCCTCTCTACGCTGTCGAATTTATACGCTACTTCTAACGAGCCGAGATTGTCGTTGATAGAGAATGTCGGTTGTGTGCCATCTTCGCCCCAGCTAACGAAATACAAATCGCCAATTTTCACACGAAATGCCACTGCTTTCATCATTCGTTGCTTCTCTTTTTCAAGTAACTCTAGACGTTTATCAATATACTTCGAAAAAATATTTATTTCCGTATCTGGCTGCTGTTGTTCTATTTCAACAAATACATAAGTTTCAAATGGCAAATCTCGACTCCCCATATTCATTTGTGAGCCATATATCTTCATTAGCATCCACATTGAAAACTTTGTGTAGCCCTCTGCATCAATATCAGGGGTACATACTCGGTGGTAAGGTTCATTTTTATAAAAATCTATAAAATGTTGAACACCGGCATCCGTCAGTTTTACTTTGATGCCATTATTAATATTGAAGGGCTGCTCAATTTTCATGACTATTTTGCCTCCATCTGAATATTTTTTTTATGAGATCAGATATGAACATTTTCTTTCTCTTATATTTCGTCCAATCCGTCTCTGTTAGCATTTCAATAACTTTGCCTGTTTTAGGTGCTCTATGCGCGGTCATGGCGTATGTGTGAATCCTGCTAGTATGGTTATATGAATTATTTTTAATGTAATCTTTGGCTTCTTGTTTGCTTAAAAACAATGTATTTTCAACAATATAAGCAACTTCCATAACAGGTACTATTTGATAACAACCATCTTCGTTTAACTCATTTACTTCTATCCATTCGAATAGATCGTCTAAGTCCATGTTTTGATAATCAGGCAATTCATCCAATTCCTCATGTTCTTCTAAAAACTCTATTAAATCCATCGGCTTCCCGAACTGAACACAATCACCATCTGCATGTATATAGTGAGTTTCATCTGCATAATCGCTATCAGTCGGAAGAAATTTATAATCCATCAAAACCCAAAATCTCGGGCTTGCCTGGCTATCTATTTCTTGTGTGCTTAGTTCTTTCTGTAAGTCAGTTAGAAATGATAAATTTTTGTCTCTATCCTTCGATGCCATAGTTCTCCACCTCTCCAAAAAGCGTGTATTTGTTTTCCCATATTTTCTTACCACTATCCCAATACATGTACTTTTTCTGATTCACTCTGAATGATTTTATTTTTTTATAGCCTTGCTTCTTGGCTATAGTCTTTGCTTTTTCAATAGCGCCCTCAAATGTTCTTGCCGTTGTTTGTAACTGGATTAATTTACGACCACACTCTGGCGCTTTTCTATTTACATACAATTCGACAATATACGCTATCATGGCACCCATCCCCTAAAACAACTTCGATTGAGTTGGTGTATCAACAACAAATGCTTTTCTGGCTATTTCGTTCATATAAATTACTTCAATTCTTTTTTTGTCCGGCCTCCGTTGTCATATCAAAGTATTCTTTATGCCAACCATGTAAGGCGTTATTGTATAGATCGTTTTCGTAACTGGACAGCCAAACGGGACCAACATGCTGCTTTAATATGTCTAAAAGTTCTTCATGATCCGGATCCGTCATTTCATTTGCGTAATGCCTATTACTCCTGGTTGATAAAGGATAAGGTGGATCAGCGTAAATAAATACATATGGCCTGTTATACCGGTCAATAAGTTTGATGGCATCCTGGTTTTCAATTTGAACACTTTTTAATCGTTCCATAATCGGCCTTATGCGACCTGGTATTGAGGACCATTGTTTTGGCGTATCTGGTGAATTTGGCGCAATGCATGATCGCCAACCAGTAATATCGGATGTTTTGGCACCAATCGCCATCCAACACCTAATCAAGAATAAACGCGCATCCTCCAATGGGTCTGGATTTACCGTATAGCTATTTTCATATTCTTCACGGCTAAATGGCGTTAAGTCAACCAACCTTTCTAATTCCTCCGGTTGGTCTCGAATCACACGGAATAGATTGACGACACGACCATCTAGATCATTGACGGTTTCTTTGGTTGCTGGTTCTTTTTGAAATAACATGGCTAGGCTACCGGCAAACGGCTCTAAGTAAGTATCATGTGGAGGCATTTTCTTTGCTAATATCTTAGCCATTTTTCTTTTGCTTCCTGGATAATTTAATATTGGTTTAATTTGCGACATACTGAACCTCATTTCATAAGGGCGGATAAACCGCCCTCTATTTAGTTCCTTAAGCAATAATGTGTACGCGGCCTTCTTGGATTAAGTCATCAAGTTCACGCACTAGATATTTTTCGATGTTTTGAATGGCGATATTTTGCCATGCTCCACCATCCGCTTCAAAAAGGGCGATGCTTGGACCATCTTTCATACGCAACACAAACTTACTAATTGGCTGATCTATTTCTGAAAAAGTCCGATATGGTCTCAGGCTTACTGGGTTTGGAACCGTCACATTTTCTACTTTTGTAATGCCCGACCTTGCAACAACTGTCTGACTAGTACCATCACTTGATGTGTTACGAACATTTTCTTCTTGGATATTTCCAACAAGTCCTAAAATAGCTGTTTTCTCGTCGCTTTCTAGGAAAAGCGCCTGCATCTTAATATTAAATGTATCACTGTCATAAAAATGATCGAACCTAAACTCTGGAATAATAGCTTCTGCCCGCACAAACTCCTCCCGTTTACGATCATTGTTTAGTGGGCTAAATACCGAAACTTTCTCTGGTCCAAACACATGCACGACAACGGGACCTTTTAAAGCATCCACATTTGACTGTACATAGTTTACAATTCCAGTTAATGTGTGTAATTCAAATGCTGCTGCTCTAGCATCCGCTACTAGTGACAAATCACCAGTGGCATATTTACGCCCATTAATTTCTTTCACTTCTTTTTGTGCCAAATTTGCTACATATTCCAACGCTTCTTTTTGATTACTCATAATTTTCTGTCTCCCATTCTTATAATATATTTTGGTTGCTTAGGCTTTTTTCATATTGACTACGTTTTGATTTTCTGGAATCGGTTGCCCTGTATCTGTTTTCAGCTTCATATCGTCATCCGGATCTAAAAAGGTTTGTCCTTTTTGTCCAGAGAGCAATTCTTCACCGACAACTTTACCGGCATCTTCTCCAAATACAACACGGGTAGTCAGCGCTTTGGCTGGTTGTAATGTTGACTTCGCCTGGATGTCCACATTCGCCATATCGCGTTCTTCATTCCCTTTAACTGTCACCGTCACCGTTATTTTTCTGGCTTTAAGTGGGTCCGTGTTAGGATCATTAATGTTTTCTAACACTTTGTCTAATTCTTCGGCGAATCGTTCCTGAACCGCTCCACCTGCCATACCTGATAGATTGATTGTACTCATGTTCATCCTCCTAATTTTCGTCAATATCTATATAAAAGCCTGAAACTGGCTGTGTTTTTATGCGGCATTCTTTGAGTCCTTTTTCATTTAATTTAATGGCCCCAACCTTGTGCATGGAACTAAATTTATTCCATCCGATTTGATGTACTAAGTTGTGCATTTCTCGTGATAAGCAGATAAAACGAAATTGGGTGCTGTCTACTTTATTCCGGTTACGCCCCATGCCCACCGCGTCGATATGATGAACATCTGATCCAGGTTTGCCGGTTATGGCACATTTACGATATTTCAGGCACATATACAAGAAGAACTGTATGTCTTCACCCAAAAAGCGCTCTTTTTCATGAAATGGAACATCAAACATGAAACAAAATTCAATTAAAAAATTGATAAAATCCCTTGCTGTCGTCATATCGCTGTTTGCTAAGCTGTACGCTTCGATGTTTTTGTATGTTGCGAAAGATTCCTTTAGTGCTGCTTCAACTGATTTACGATCATCCGCAAAACTTGGACTGACTAGCCGAAGTTCTGAACTATAATTCTCGTTATAAAAATGTCTGGTTATCTCGGTCATTATCGCGAATGCTTTTCGTCTCTGATCTGCCGATATTTTTCGATTATCAAAAAATTCAATGCCGACCTGTGGTGCAATTCCCGCTGTATGACGTGATATTATCGCTGGGCTTACTTTTTCATCGATATCAAGTATTAGTCTCGTATGATTATCTGGATAAGTAATGGATTTAATCGTTCCTACAAATTCCATTAGTACTTACCGTTATAGCCGTAATCATAGATTTTAGAGCTCAAATTGTATTTTTCTTTAAACCGTGTGATTTGAGCATTTGTGGCACCTAATCTGGCTGCTATTTTTTTTATCAGATAAACCATCCTGTTTGTATGCCAGATACTCGGCAATCGTCATGGTAAGTGGTTTTGATTCTGCCCTAAAAAGTCCTTGTTCCTTTTTCCAACGGCTCAATTCCTTTTTGGGTATCGCCCACATTTCGCTAATTTGTGTGTCTGTCCACATTTCTTCTAAATCCAAATACTCATCAACGGTTCGTGATGAGAGAGCCGGAACTTCTTCCCCTGGCTCAGGGCTGAGTTTATTTTGAACTTCATTCAATTCGTTGCCTAATGCTTTTATTTGATCGCACACTTCGCATCCTTTGATTTTGCAATTTTGGAAGCTCCGTTTATCATTTTGCTGTTTATCGTGCAAATCAAGCAGTGTATTGATTCGCTCAATTATCACTTTCGCCTTTTCCCTTCGTCGTTCTCGTATCATGTCGCCACCTCACTTTATAATTTTTCGTGTCCGTTTATCCAAATATCGATGCACCAAATGCATTTCTTCACTGGTATTTTTATAGATGAACCAATTATCGGGATTTATTCCGTTTTCTTTAATAAAAATGGACTGCTTTTTATTCGGCTTCTTTCCTGATTTCATTTGCTGCGTTCTCCTTTTCTTGTTTCCAATTTTTATAGATTGTTCGGATGACGTAGTTCCCACCACAAAAGCGGCAATAAGAGGAATTATGCGCCTCTCTCGTCGGTGGCGTATTGCCACACTCAGCACACTTGTATTTTCGGGGACCATACTTTTTCACCGTCCCGGATTTTGTAAAGATGCTTTCAAACATTAATTTGCCTCCGCGAGTCGTATTTCGAGATTAACAAACTTACTGTACTCTTTTACAAAGGCAAGTTGGATGGTTCCAGTTGCACCGTTTCGATTTTTAGCAATGATGATTTCGACTAAGCCATCATCGGATTCACGATCATAATAATCCTCGCGGTAAAGTAACATGACGACATCCGCATCCTGCTCAATACTACCGGAGTCTCGCAAATCGGATAACATCGGCCGTTTATCTTGTCTTGTTTCAACGCCTCTCGAAAGTTGTGACAGCAGTATGATAGTCACATTGTATTTTTTACATAGCAACTTCAAGCCCTTTGTTATTTGCGCAATCGCTAAATCATGCCTCAGCTTCATATCAAGGTCCATTAACCCTAAATAATCAATAACAATGACGTGCTTATCCACCTTGCCAGTCGCACGAACTTCTTTTATTCGGCTCTCAACGTCCCGCACGCCAACATTACTCTTATCTTCGATATGCAAATCTAAGCTACCTAAAACACCTTGTACCTGAACAATTCGATTTTTTACGTCTGCAGGAATACGGTATGTGTCCCGCCAATGTTCACCGCCAATATTGCCCATGTTACTAATGATTCTTTGCAATAATGCTTTTCGGGGCATTTCAATACTGAAAATATCAACTTGCTGCAGTCCCTCAGCTTCTCCGTTTTTCTTGTCTTTGTACGCCTGTTCTGCGATATTAAGCGCTACGTTCACCGCAAATGCCGTTTTACCCATTGACGGCCTACCCGCAATAACAATCAAATCTGTTGCTTTAACACCACTCGTCATGTAATCAATACTCGGATAACCTGAGCTTAATTCACCATTTAGCGGACCTTTATCCTCAAACATGGAATTATAGATGTCGAGCATATCATCTTTTTGCGATGTAGTTTCTTCGACATGGTACGATGTGATTTCTCGCGATACCTCGACTAACTTATCAAATGTCTGTTCATCTTTCTGCGCTATATATTGCTGTGCGGCGAGTAATACGACATGTTTCTCGTACTCTTCTAGTACAATTTTTTCGTAATATGCATAGTTGGCCGCGGTTGGGCAACTGCCAGCAAGGTTTGTCATGTAAACGACCGCTTCCGGGTTGGTTAACCTGGAATACATCGTAATGACATCTATAGCCACACCGTCTGATCGTAGTTGGTGCATCACACGGTACAACTGCTTATTTCGTGGGTCCGTAAAATGTTCTGGTAAAAGGTTCGTTACATGAATCAAATCAGGTTGTAAAAAGATAGCACCCAAAACGGCAACTTCCGCTTCATATTTTGCATTTAAGTCCATTATTCAATCGCCCCTTTCGCTTTCAATTGTGCGATTTGCGCTTGTGTTCTTTGTCGAGCTTCTTCTTGTTGTTTGGCATTCAGCGGGACAATGTTTTTTGCTTTCTGCTTTTCTTGGTAGGCTTTTATTTCTCGCTTTAAGTCATCTGGTAAATCGGATTCTTCTAAACTCGGCATTGGGACTGTTTCTTGTTGATATGCTACTTGTTTATCTAAGTAGGCCTTTGTTTTCTCTACGTCACGATTAGTTCGTACAAAAAAAATTAGCCACGGTTGGTTGGAACGGCTTTGTTTGAATGTATTTTAGTAATGCCGCTTTACTGCGCATATAGTCGCCGCCTTCTAAAATTTGAATCCATGTTTCTTTTTTTTGTTTGATCCAATTCAAAGTCTTTATAAGTATCATTGATCAAGAGTAACAATTCGATGGCTTCTTTTCGGGTCATATATCCTCACCTTCCTCAAGCAATAGTCGTCTGGTTGCTTCCTGCTTGCTGTTATTGGCATTTCGTTTTTGCTCTCGCTCTTTCTTTGCCTTGATAGCCAAGTCATCAAATTTATCTCGCAACTTCTCAGGAGATAAAACATTAGTCATCCAAAAATTATGTTGTTGCACCCATGTCATCAACCATTGAATTTGTTCAACGTTTCGTTTGTCCACTTCGATCATTAGCCGAATCGTATTCGCCCATTTTTCAAAATTAGGCGGCCTTCTCTCTGGCTGATTCTCTAAGATACGATCAAAGAAGTAATAGGCAAGTTGTAAATGCTTCTCGGAAAATTTCATTTTCGGAGGTGTCTTTTTCTTCTTTACATTCTTTACATTCTTGTTTGTTGCCCTTTGGTTGCCCTCGGCTTGCCCTTCGCTTGCCCTTTGGGTGTCGTCTTGTTTGCCCTTTTCAATATCTGACACTTGATAATCGTTGTATTTGCAAATGGTTATACGGGTGTAACTGTTTGTCGTTTCGATTGCCAAAAAATCAAGTTTTTTTTAATTTATCTAATGTTGTTCTTACTTTCTTCGTTGTGACTTCTTTATCACGAGAAAACCAGTCATTTTCGATTGTTTGAACGCTCGTTATAAGCTGTCCACGCCTTACTTCGACCTTCTCACCACGTCGTTTATCAAACCAATAATTGTCGGTATGGTTGGCCCTTAAAAGCAGTTCAATCATGATTATTTTTTGATGTAATGACAGACAGTTATATGTGTCACTCTCAATTATTGATCGGTGTAATTTTATCCATCCCTCCATCATGATGTGCCCTCCTTCCCTTAGAATCACTAGAAAAATCCCCAAAACCTTGCGTAATTGGAGGATGTGATATACACTATAAATAAGTTATATTTGGTGTGTATCACATCCGGACTCGTGTTAGCGCATGAGTCTATTTTTTTAGCGTTTCTTCTAAAGCTTTAAGCTTTCTTTTAAAGTGAAATGTCGCGTTTTTAACTTGCAACGCGCTTAATTCGCTTATGCTTGCCACTTTTTCTCTCTCCAACCTTTTCCCAAGCAAATACTCTTTAGTAGGTATTCCTATCTTCATCGATAGTTCATCAATAACATTCACAAAATCCCACTGTTCAATTCCAACAACCTCTATAAAACCCATTTTGAACTCATTTTCTACTTGGTCTATATCCAAGTCATTATGTGATCTTAGTGGCGTAAATCCAACAAATTCGGCACCTCTTGTTTCGAAATGATACCCACCCGTTTCTTCGTTAAATGTAGCTTTCCCAATTTGTGCAGATGATACTCTAATAAATACAAAATCCTTACCTTTTTCAAATGTCATAGCTGTTTTCTCCTCCTTCGAAATGTAATCAAAAAACCACAAATGCTCCACTACATCATCCAAATCCGCACATTCAACCAACCCCTTACCGTCGATTACAATACCTATGCTGCCTTCTCCCGATTGTGTAAATGTAAAATTACGACGATCCAGCCAGCTATACCCTAGGCTACTAACATGCGCTTTCATCTCAGCAGAATACCCACGATATCCCCTTAAACTCCATGTACCATTTTCTAAATTGTCGATTACGTCTTGTGTTGGGAATGTTCTACTTCTTTCCATCAAGTTAATACCTGGTTTCTCAATCCACTCGATCAGATACATGCCTGCATCTTTTAGTTCGGCCCAACCTTCAATCCCTATCTTTGTCACAATGAAAAACTGCTTCCCTAATATCATTTTGTTTGCTCCTTTATTCTCTATTTTTGAAGTACCAAGCTTCAAATCCTGTTTGTTTGATTTCGTTAACAGTCTGTTTTACTGTCTCTATCATGCATACTGCAGCATAAGACACTACGATACACTCGAACACTTGGTGTAATGTCAACATGACACATCAACTACATAACCTTCCTTGATTAATCTTCTAATGTAACCCCGAATGGTCCGAGAGCCTGTTTTCTTAAGATGGCATTGGTGATAACTTTGGTTATGCTCCCCTTGATATGTTTCCATTGAAACCCAACGTGATTTCTTGTAAATCGTGACTTTGAAGTCACATAAATGTGTTTTCTTAATGAGTACTAGCTGTTTTTCTGCCAATTTCACTCACTCCCCCGTTTTATTGTCGCCGTGGCTGATTACCACGATTGGAATAATGAACAATGTTGATAATGAAACTATCGCAAATACCGTCAATCGTTTTCCTCCTTCACTTGTGCATCTAGCCATTTTTCAAGCGCTAGTTTGCTAAATCGCCAATCTGATCCAATCTTACGACCTGGTATGATTCCAGCTCGAGCATATCGATATAAGGAACTCATACCGATATCTAAAAACTCGGCTGCTTCCTCAGCTTTCAGCGCTTTTCGTGGTCTTATCACGATGATTCGGTTAGTTGCTTTAACTGCATACATATATAATCACCTCCTACAATTAGGCATTTAATTTGAATACAACACCATGTGCCAGCACATACAGATTATTTTCTGTGATTGGGTAATCCTTATTAATTTTTTCTATGCTCTTTTTTTTCAAAAAACATTTCAACATTATACGATCCATACATTAGAGGAATATTATTGTCATCTTCATCTTTATAAAAATAAAGTGCATCATCACACATTGGAATCATCACCTCCTAATATTTGTATCTAACGCTACATCCTGTGGTATAATCACCTTAGAAAGCGAGGTGATTACATATGGATTACTCAGAAATTGTATTTGTACGAGAACTAGATGGTGATACTGCGGCCCAATTTGCAAATGAACTATTGCAAAAAGGTTGGCGACTTATCAGTGTTGGACAAAATTTAATAGAGATAGTTAATCTTGATGGAGGAAACCAAGTAGCACGCTTTACCACTCTTTACGTTGTTGGAGCAACACAAGAACAATACAACCAGTATCTTGCTGATAAAGCAACGGCATATGGTGGGTTACTCAAGTAATTATGAATAAAGTCTTTTCAAATAAAAGTTCTTTGTCCGCGAGATAAAGAGCTTTATTTATTTGATTAACTAATTTAGCTATATCTTTGTCTTCTGCTTTTTCAAGTGTATCAATAGTGTCTGTCACTTGAATTTTGTTTCCCCTTTAAGACCTCCTAAAAATAATGTGACTGCATGCTCGCTCTGAGATAAAATCAGACTACTGTTTTACTAACATTCAATGTTTCCATTAAAACACCGATATGCCTTTTAAGAGTTCTGCTACAATTCATAAATTCACGTTTCATGAACTTTTGGGGTAAAAAAAATATTTAGCTACAAACGATATATCTACCTCAAGAAGCTGCATCGCTTTCGACATTTCCTCATCTTTCCAAGGAACTCTGCCATTTAGCTTTAATGAAATGCTCCGCTCGGAAAGCCCCATAGCCGTTGCAAAATTATATTGCGTACCAAACTTCTCAATGATTTCCCCCGATAAAACAGAGTAATCGTAACTCATTTTAACACCCCTTCCTGTTCACGTAGTGTGAACTTTATATTTCAAGAATATCATCAAAGATGAACTGAGTCAACAAAAAAGTTCACGCAATATGAATTTTTATATTGAACTTTTATTCAATATGGCATATAATAATTTTAAAGGCGGTGTAACAATGAAAGCTACTAACACTTCTCAGAGACTAAAAGAAATAATGAGAGAGCGTGGTTTAAAGCAAGTTGACATACTGAGGAAATCATTACCTTACCAAAATGAATTAGATATTAAGATGAGTAAAAGTACTTTGTCACAATACGTGACTGGGGTACAATCACCTGATCAAGATAGGATATTTTTGCTATCCAAAACTCTCGGCGTAAGCGAACCTTGGCTAATGGGATATGATGTACCACGAGAACGGATTCCAGATGAAGAACGAAATGACAGTCCGAATAAAACATACTCTACATCAACTAGGGAAATCGCTAACTATATTGAAGAAAACCCTGACTTCGCAGAATCAATAAGACAACTGATACAATCAATAGAAAATCAAAAATCTGATAAATAAAAAACCGCCCATAAGGGCGGTAGTACTCAAATATTATTTATATTAGTTAATTTGGATAGAAGCTCACCATTCAATAAATAAAATGTTTTAAAAGCTTCCTTTTCCGTATACCCAGCTTCTAATAATTCATCTAAACTATCTCTATCTTCATCGATCAATGCTATTACATTTTGATAATGCCCTTTGTTACTCTTTGCATGTTCTAACAGTAATTTATATTTTTGCCCCATCCAACTTCACTCCTGTAAGACTATAATTTTAATCATCCATTACCCGCATATCTCTTTAATTTTTTATATTTTATGGTAGACTGGTTGTGTGTTCGAAGTCTATCTTTCTTTACACAATCTGTCGGGATTGGGAAAGTATAGCCTTCGTTCTTTTTAGTGCGCTTACATTATCCTCCGACGTTGATGTGAATAAGTGGTGCAATGACAACCACTACAGCGACAAAGAAATTAATAACTTTAACTTTTTTCATTATGTAACACCTCCTTACTATTAGTAATAGTATACTATGAATTCCCAGAAATACAAAAAAAAATATTCTAATCCGAATAAAAAGGAGGTTTTTTTGTGAAAACATTTGGTGAGACAATTCGGGAAATCCGAATAAATAAAAATATTAAGCAAAAAAATATGTCTAGTGTTAGACAAAGCTCTCTAGCTAATATCGAAAGCGGACGAATACCTTCTGTTGAGATATTTATGGATATCTTACAAGAACTTGATATTAATGTCCTTGAATTTTTCTATATTCAGAATGATTTTAAACTCGTAGAACGAGACCATCTATTCAAGCTATTTCGTGAACAAAAACAATCATTAAATGAGCCTTTTCTGCTTAGTTTAATCGCAAAATATGATGAATATTTATCACGAGCCAATGATCCTTTTGCTGAATCCTTAAGACATGTTCTCAGTATCTCTGTAGAAATCAATAGAAAACAAACTTTTGATATTGAAAGCCAAGAGGCCAAAGACATTTGGGAACGGATAGCAATGCAAGAGGTTTGGTACCACAATGATATATACCTTATTACAAAGATTTTCTATACATTCCCTGTCGATCATGCAGAAAAAGTAATTGTTAGAACAACCGAAGAGCTAAAAAAAATATGATAATTATCCTCAGATCCATCTGTTCAAGATTTCATTTCTTCTAAATTGCGCCAGACACTATATTTTAGGTGGAGTACCTTTAAGAAGTAAGCCACATTTAATTGAAGCCGAAAAGCTCGCACGACTGCATCAAGTAGAAATTTCACGAGTTACCGCCCATCACCTACTTGCATATTCTGAATTCCTCGAAGGGTTTCATGAAGAGGCTCAGCAAAGAGTTAATCGAACAACCAAAGTTTTGCATGCTTTAGAGGCTCTGAACGAATTTACTCCCCTTGACGAAGATGCACTGAACTATAACAAGATAGCAGCAGATCATTCTAAAGAGTGGAACAAGTTTTTGGCTCAGCAAAATAGCCTTGATGTATGATATTGGAAACTATGTAATGGAATGGAGTTTAAATTATATTATATAAAGGGGAGTTTTATTTGAAAAAGGGATTGATATTATCCATTCTTTTAATACCAACACTTGTATTATTCGCTTGTGGAAATGATTCGAAAACATATGCAGGTGTCGAGTTAAGTACTTCAGATTATTCAAATGTAACCAAATTCGAAGAAGAGGCTAGGAATCTATATTCATTATTAGGCACATTCAGTATTGAAAAAGATGATGTGGACAGTGTAAATAAGATTGTGGATTCTGCTTCTGAGCTACAAGGAACCTTAGGCAAAGGAATGTCCAAAGACGAAAAAAAAAGAAAGTAACTTACTCTTTTATAAAAATGTATCAGTGGCATCCATACCAAAGAACGCTGTAAAATACTCCCGGGAAATAAGTAATACAGAATATCAGCTAATAAATAGCAGCATCAAGGAGGTGATCCAAAGGGAGGCAAAAAAAGTAACAGATAACCAAAACGATGCTGATAAAATCAATGATTATTTAATCGGAAAAATTGGCATCACAGAAGATTAAAATATATCGTAGAATATTTATAACCGGTCCTAACCCTAAATAAATAGAACGCCCCCCGCCAAGAGTGCGTTCCCATAAATACCTCTAACTCAGGGCTATTTATTATACCCATTTTATCATAGAAAGGAGGATATTAAAAATGACAAATACATCTAATAATAAGCCAACCCCTTCACATCGAACACCATCTGAATTTCGTGAAGATGTTGCACCTAAGTCAGTAACCCCTGGCATGTTTCCACCACCACCGCCACAAAAACCTAGCACTACACAGAAATAATTTATTCGGATAGAGGTTGTTCTTTCATTTTTATAACATGGATAATAATTTTCTTTTCAACATCTACATACTTTTGATAAGAAACTGTACTATTATTGTATTCTATATATGCTAATAGCTTATCAGTAGTATCAATATATGTTAATTGCGGATCCATTTGTCCAAGTAAAAAATGAAGCGGTTCATACTCTGATTCTGTTACTTCTATTACTGGACCTGAGGTAGTTAATCTGCCAGTACTCATATCTTCAATGAAAATAATTTTCGGGCAATCATCTGTAAGTGCTGTTTTATATCCTGAATACTTAGAGTTGGTTGCTCGACCATTTATTTCCAAATAAACATTGATCAAATAATAAATTAATTTTTTAATCCCGCCATAAAATAACACTAGGATAAAACTAATAACTAAAGAACCTATGACGGTTAGAAACAACAAAGATACACTATCAATTTTCGGTACTAACTCTGATAATGTGGACACATTGAAATAGTAACAGAGAATCACAATTGGTATAAATGTGTTTACGATTGAAAGAATAACAAGAAGTATTTTTTTTATTATCAGCTTTATGAGGATTATCTGTAATAATTCCTACTTTATCCATTAACCAAAAGCTAAAAAAAACCTGGCATTCCAAGTGTTATCAAAGTCATTGCTATTGTTACAAATTGTGAAATTATTTTATCCATCTAGCTCACCCACCAAATTAGATTGATTAGAGTTTGATTATAACACATTAATCTATATTGAGCATCAGATACAAAAAACCAATGCTAAATTAAGATTACTCAAAAGGAGGAATTTTATATGTTCGGATCTATAGAAAAGCGAGGAAACGGATTCCGTATGCGGGTCACTGTTGGTTATAACGAAGTTGGGAACCCCATAAGGCGGTCCAAGATAGCAAAATCGACAAACAAAACCGATGCAAAAAAAGAGTTAGCTCTATTTATCGCTGACCTTGAGGCAGATGACTACACAGAAACAACAAACATAACATTTGCGGCGTTCAGTGAGGACTTTTTAAAACAGCATGTTAACAAAAACTTATCCCCTACTACACAAGAACTATATTCATCACTTCTAACACGCGCTATTTTGCCCCAATTAGGTGGTTCTAAGCTTGTAAAAATAAAAACGATGCATATACTCGCATTTATGGATAAGTTGCAACAAGACGGCCTGTCTGTCTATACGATCAAAAATACAATGGGTGTTCTACGTTCATTATTCACTTGTGCGGTGAAATGGAATGTCTTAAAAGCTAATCCCTGCAATGGAGTACAAGTCAAAAAGCCCAATAAGAAAGTACAAAAAGTTTACGATCAAAAAGGTTTGGCCAAACTTTTTGATGCATTAAAAAAAGGAAAATTTAGAATGGCAGCTACTTATCAGTATCGCAATCATGACTGGTGCACGCCAAGGAGAAATCGCTGGTTTAGAATGGAAACATATTGATACGAAGAAACGAACAATTTTATTTGAGCAAACGATTGTTGAACAACCTGGTATTGGAGTCACTATCAAGAAAGAACTAAAAAACGGTAAGGATAAAATAGTTTCATATCCCGAGTCATTAAAAAGTCTCATTGCTCGCTTCAAGGCACAAAAATTTAAAGATCGTGATATTAGCTCGGATGAGATAGTTTGGCCTGAACATTCTTTTATATTTTCAAACCCTAATGGAAAGCCTAAACGTCCAGATTCAATTGGACATCGCTGGACCGCATTTGTTAAAAGACACGAATTAGAACATATACGATTCCATGATTTAAGACATACTTCAGCAACACTTTTAATAGCCAACGGAGTTCATGCGAAAATAATTCAAGAGAGACTTGGGCATGCTGATATTGGAACAACAATGAATGTATACGGTCATGTATTTAGAGAAGCCGACCAAACAGCTGCAGAAACATTTGGAGGGCTACTTGATGCTAAGAAAAGAAAATCTTAA